CATTACCATGATTCACACATCCACAGGGACTATTACAGACCCCGTAGACGCATGTGTGAGGTGCAAGTAACCCGACGTGTTTGGATCCCTGGCTATTGGTTAGGGCATCACCAATACATCGAGGGTTACTACGAGAAGCAGACACGTCTGAAGTACAGACCGTGCCGTTGACCTCATATATTATTTGACTTTTGAGTTACAGGATCGGCGGAAAAAAATTCGGGGTAATTTTTGGTCTCCAGGGTTTTTCCTAAATATCAAGTGATAAAGGATGTAATTAATGTTATCAACTGCTTATCGCCTACGAATGGAATTCATTTGTAAGCGCATTGCTAACGGCGAAGAAGTCAAACTAGACGACATGATCTGGGCAAACAAACTTGCAAAGGCAAATACCTCTGCTAATGAAATGTTGAAAATCGCACGTCGCCAGATTACATACAATATTGAAGAAGGCAGCACAGACGATTTTCTGAATAGGATGGGATTAGGTGATCCCGACCCATCCAACCACAAAAAGGGATTTACTGACGCCGACGACATTAAGAGTTGGTTTCATCAAGAAAAACCTGATGATTGGAGACAACGTGACTGATTATGTCTGTGTCCAAACATGGGATCCTATTTTTGAGTGTATGCGCTATCATTGGGTACACAAGTCAGAAGAGGATCCAGTGCAATTCGTGAAAAACCTCAATCCAGAGCAAAACGTGCTATGAGTAGCAAGATGATGTTCTTGGTTGACACTGGCAATGGCAGGTGTGTCAGTCATGATGGATATATTCAACTTGGTAGTTTCTCTCATAGTGTAGAGAAGCACCTTGAACTGTGTCCTGAGCAAGAGTGGCAAGTGACCTATTGGATGCCTGATCCATTTCGTATCAGATATCCAAGACCAAACTATCAACATACCATGAAGGCGAATGAAGGATCCCCTAGGACCGATAACGCTACTGATAGCAGACCAAGAGACTTCCCTGATCAACCAACTGAAAGACTGGAAAGGACATTATGAATGATGCGAATATCACACCAGAAACTTATCAAAAGATGGAAGATGAGTTTCGCGAAGAGGGACTTGCTTTCACTATTACTATTCCTACACAGGAAGCAATTGATGAGTGGTATAACGCTCCTGCACTGCCTTACAACACACCAGAACCTGTCGATATGGTTGCTGAGATGTGGAAGAAGCATAGAGAGCAACCTGAATCTGGTCCTGAAGCAGATAAAATTGCAGGACTTGCTCTTATCAGAAGAGCAGGTGGTTTATTGAATGCTCAAGTTGAATACCTAGACAACAAAATTGTGATTACTTATGGATGACTTTAACCAACCACAGGAAAGACCAGGGATTGATGACAATTTTAAGAAGTTTGCAGTTCAGATACAACTAGATAATATATGCAGAATATTGGGTGGCGAAGCAACTCATTATATTTGCACCGATAAAAAGACTCAACATCAAAAATTTGTAATTACCTACGATCGTAAGGAGAAACAATCATGATCCCTCAGACCGCTGTAATCTATTCAAATGGAAGTCAAGAATGTGAAAGGGCAGCACAACTGCTACTATCACTAGATGGCGAATATCTCGAATATCGCCTAAATCAGCATTTTACGCAAAAATCGTTTGAAAACGAATTTGGTCAAAAAGCAGAATACCCACAAATCGCACTTGGAGCGCAACATGTGGGTAATTTGAAAGATTTGCTACATGTAGCAAAAGAGAAAGGACTTATCTAATATCCACCACCGCTGTAGGACGATCCTGAGGACTGTTGACCACTAGATGATCCAGCAGACCCATACTGATTAGTTTCAGTTGTATCCATTTGTCCTGCCTGCTCAATAGTTGCACTGCTAGTTCCTGTAGAGACGCTAACTGAAACAACGGTGCTACCATCAGCAAGTACATCACCTTCAGAGATAGTAGGATCGGAAGATCCGAAACTTCTGGAGGTGTATTCTGCTGAAGAGGCAAATTGAATTGAAGGTATTTGTCCCACAAGAGTCTCATACGTGGGTTTGACATTGGTAAATGCCTCTGCAACAGCTGCTGCAGTCTTCTTAATACCTGTAGCAGGATCAACTTCATTAGAAGGAAGGTATTCAACCAATTTCTCAAATTCTTCAACAAATGCATCGATATATTGAGGTTTGAGTAGGTGTATACCTCTCTTATAGTCATTTAATGCCAATTCATAGTCATAGTTGGACACAGGTCTAACTAACTCTTCTTTGGGGATAAGTGTGCCATCAGGACGTGAGTATTCAAAGTCTTGAGCAACCTCAAATCCATCTCTAAGGATTACATCACCCCTTGTGCTTTTAATCTCTTGTGTTACCCAGTGGTGAATGCTTTCTACGTGTTTCGCACCGTATTTACGAACCATATATGCATACATCTCCTGCTCAGTCATAGGCCATTCATCATATACGTTGATGATGTTATTAGTGAGTAGCACGACCCAATCATATTCAACGTTACCATATACCCTATCAGCAATCTGATCGGGTCTTTCGTTGTGTTGAATGATGTATTTTTCAAATCCAAGAATGATATCACTTATATCATCTCGTATCTTAATACGACGGAATAGATTTTTTGCCTGGACGTAAGGATCATTATTACCTGTGCGATAACTAGATGTCCTTACGAATACGTCAGGTAAGTATGAGAAGTAATTTGACATTATTCGTCCTTGAAGTCCTCGCGAGTACGGTATTTGGTCTCTTGGAAAGTGAGAGACATGTTATAGACGGCAAAACCGAAGTCTTTATTTTCCAGTCCAGGCGTATGGGTGCGAATTGCAGTTGAATCGCCAAAGTCAACGCTCATGTCCTGTAACACCATTTTGTGAGGAAAGCGTAGTAGGGCATTCATATACCCACCTGACCTTTTTCCTTTACCTAGTTTTTCATCGTCACCACTTGATTCATACCTAACAATCTCTGCCTTGAACTTGTCAGGGATGAGCAACCAGTCGTTTCCTTCTTTCGCTGGGTGCATAGATTGTCTAAGACAACTAATGATCTCATAGATCGTCTGCACATCTGCAGCACTCTTAGGCACGAAACTAAACTTAAAACTATGAGAGATAAATCCGACACCTTTGAAGAGCATCTCTTCATAAGGGTTGAATACTTTACCTTGCGTTAGTTGGGAAAGATCGTTAGAATCAATGTTGAATCCATAAGGTGACACTTCACCCACCACCGTGTTGATTGCGGTAGCACCAAGCTTAAATCCTAGAGCAGGTTTTGCTGCTTTTGCCGCCGCTGAAACATTGTCACCGATATTATCAAGAGATCCACCACTACCAACCACGTCAGCAGCAGCACCGATTACGGCATTACCAACTGCACCAAGGTTCTTACCTTCATACTTAGCAGAATACCTCTCATTCAAACCAGGAGGGAGGTATAAGTAAAGTTGCTTATATCCTTCACCACTACCTTTATCAGATCCTTGAGATCTCTTTTTGTGTTTATAAATATTTAACTTAAGGTAGTCTACAACTTCTGTAGGATACGAGGCTTTGTCTCTTACAGACGCCCTGCTACTACTTGATGTGCCCATAGGTTTGACCCTAGGGAATACTAACAAATTTGACTTCGGCATGAGTTATTCTGGCAAATACAGACCATCAAATAGACATAAGTATAAGGGTGATCCCACTAATATTATTTATAGGAGTTTGTGGGAAAGAAAGTTTATGGTCTGGTGCGACAAAAATGTAAATGTAATGGAGTGGGGAAGTGAAGAGATCGTTATTCCATACATCAGTCCTGTTGATGGTCGGATTCACCGCTATTTTCCCGACTTCTACGTCAGAGCACGAACTAGAAACGGAGGGACTCAGAAATTCATTATCGAAGTTAAACCGAAAGTCCAGTGTGCGCCCCCGAAGAGACCGAAGAGGCAGACTAAAAGATATATAACTGAAGTGAAAACTTACGGTGTCAACCAAGCAAAATGGAAGGCAGCAAGAGAATACTGTAAGGATCGTCGTATGGAATTCCTAATTCTCACAGAAAAAGAGTTAAACGTATGAGCATCTTCACTGATGTTAAGGATCTTGCAGAAGGCAAGTCACAATCTAAAGAGTGGTATCGCTCTCAACTGCAATATGGTATGGAACCCTATGAGGGCACCTTTGCAGTTGGTGACATCATCTTTTTTGCATATTCTGCATCAACTGAGAAATTGTCATTTTATGACAGATTCCCCATGGTGCAAATATCCGATCTGGATAAACGTAACATGCAATTCTCAGGTGGTAACTTACATTATCTACAACCATCAGCAAGAAGGACAATCGCTGCACAGTGGTCTATGGGCAGTCCCGCATTTCCTGCCCGTTGCTATCATAAATACTTTATGTCAAATGCTACCAACATTTACACTGTTAAACCGATTGATCTGCAGGATATGACTCCATTGCCTATCGAGCAATTCTTATTTAATGCAGCAGGTCGCTGGATCGAAGTCCCTAGCAGTCACATCTGGAGTCGAGTTTAATGAGTTACAGAAATCCCAATAGTTTTCTCCGATTTGCTGATCTAGTCGCAAGTGGCGAGAAAGATATTGCAAAGTCGAATCTATTCTCGGTGGAGATTACTCTCCCCGTAATGATGTATGCTACTGGAACACAACCCGATTTCAAAGAGCATTACGAATCTATCAACTATTTTGCTGACAGTGTAACTATCCCTGCTAGAAGGATTAAGACACAATCAATCAAGACTGTTGGTATGCCATATGACTATGCATATGGTCAGCAGAAGCAAGAAGTCCGAATGTCCTTTATTATGACAAAGGACATGTATCATCGCCAATTCTTTGAGAATTGGATGAATATGACTGCTAATGATGCTGAAAATAGAGTATCATTCTATGATGAGTATACATCAAGCATTCAGATCCTGAAATGGGAGAATGGTGCTAACGTTGTATATAAAGGTAGAGCTAATAATGGTGCTGGAAAACCAGTTAAATTTGAGCAGAGGATGAATAGATCCACTGCAGTCTGGCAGATGTATGGTGCATATCCATTTGACATCTCAGCAATGACTCTTAATAATGGACCAGCAGATCTGCTGAAGATTGATGTTGACTTCAAATACGAGAGATTTAGATTTGACACAACTGCAGAGGATGTGCTGTCATTCAAAGCTAGTGCCAATGATAAAGTCATTCGCGATTTTGATAAAGTATTCAGTCGCTTAGGATTCTCCAACGATCAGATAGATTCGTCGTTCTTTGGCACCTAAATAAATTTAATAGTTATGGA